AAGACACCAACCAATGTCCAAGAAGCCCTGGAAAGCGTAAAGTGAATATATACCTTACAGACTATCGTACGGCAAGCACCACACAGACTGAGATGATGGAAGACATCCCATACCCACAGCGCGTGCACTGGTTTGCCGATACGTACAAGAATGCACAGACAGGCTTAGTCTACGCACCCCACAAGCTGGCAGACAAGGTGCTCGATCCTGAGCTCTTGGCCAACCTGCGAGAGCGTGACGGTAAGACGGCGTTTATCTTGGCATCAGGCAACGCACACTTTGCCGGCGTCCACAACAAGACCGGCATCGACAACAGGCTAACGTATGACTATAAGTTCTTGGCCTTGTCGTTGACGCAGGTATATGCCGGACGTATAGCGCAGATGTGTGGCGCCCGTGACATGGTAATCACCGACGCCAGTGCATGCGCATCTAGCCTTAAGGTAATGATGAACGTGCGCGAGCTGTTCATGCTCTATGGCTTTGATCGCGTAATTGTATTAACCCTGGAGGACGCAGTCAGTAATCCAGTGTTGAAGTTTTTTGGAGAATCCAAGGCATGCCTTACTAAAGATCAGGAAGATCAAGGCATCAAGCCGTCGGCATTTGACGATCATAATTTTGGTTTTAATATTGGGCAGGGCGCCGCCCTGGCAGTCTTTGAGAATGCTAAGTACGCACGCAATAGTAAGGCGCAACTCCTCGGCGCCTACACCGCGGCAGAAGAAAGCACCAACGCTATTGGTCAGCGTGAGGACGGTCAAGGATTTGTCAGGGCGGCAGCCGGCGCATTGCAGACGGCTAATATATCATCCGGTGATATACGTATCGTCAAGACGCACGGCACTGGCACCAAGTCCAACAACCAGTCAGAAAAGGCAGCGCTGCAGCAAATCTTTCACCGTGAGTTTTTGGCCACATCATACAAACAACGTATTGGCCACACCATGGGTGCGTCAGGTTTGCTCGAGACCTGTCTGTTATTAGACGATATGCGAAACGGTATAATACCCGGCATACCAAACAGGACTAAGCGGGACGAAGTATTTTTGTCAAATGATTTAATTATTGGTGGTACAGGCCACAACATCCTGAGTCTTGCCGCTGGCATGGGCAACGTTTATTCTGCAGCAATTTTTAGAACATTATGAGAACAAAAACCAAACACAAAGTAAACGCAGTAGCTCCTAGACTATCGGATGAGGACGTAGATCCGATTGAACAGGACGACATTGATAGCTCATCGATGCAGATTATTGAGGGCTGGCTACCATGGGATCCAGAAGATATAGCGGACATCCGCCGCTTGATCGCCGATAAAATGCCAGTCAAGCAAAAGTTTGTCATTGAGGGCTTTTTAGATGGCCTGTCGTATCACGACATAGCCGTAACAGAAAAATACTGGCGCTACCACTTTGCCAAGGGGGTGGAGTTTATTAAGAAGGAGCTAGGCCTATGAGTCATTTTGTTGTAGAGCGTATATACAATGGCTACCCTATGTTTGAGACAATCACTGGCGTAGAGGACGTTGACCTCAACAGTTTTCCAGGGTTTCAGACAGTCTGGGTATGCGAAAGTTTAGAAGAGGTTACCGCAGTAGAAAACGAACTAAGGAGAAAGCACAATGCACGACGCAGTCAATAAGCCCAAGCACTACCTCAGCCACCCGTCCGGCATTGAGTGCATCACGATCACGGAGCACATGGGGTTTTGTCTTGGTAACGCAGTTAAATATATTTGGCGCGCAGACGAGAAGCACGACGCAGTAGAAGATCTACGCAAGGCCAGGTGGTACATTGATCGCGAGATCGAAAAGAGGACAAAATGTTAGCATTTATATTTGTATCCGTAGTCTGTGTTGGTACAAGCTGTGATTTTATAACAAGCAAACACGCCGTTACACAAGAGCATTGTAATAAAATGAAAACGCAATTTTACGCATTACCATTTAAACCAGAGGTAACCATTGCCGCGGCGACGTGTGCAATATTTGATAAAGGAGTTGATGTATGAAGATGGAGATCGATGTACCAGACGAGTTTATAGATCAGCTAGTGGAGTACGAATTAGTACATTCATACAAAATGGTTGGCAATGAACTTAAGAGACTTAAGGAATTAAAAAAGCCGGCCCCACATCAGCAGGAAGACATTGTCGACTTGACAAAGTACCTAGAGTCTCTCTTGGTTGTCGGTAACTGGTTTGTCTGGCAGTTTGAGAAAAAGGTAAAGAAGAAATGAAAAAGTACACATATTGTGATTTAGAAGACGCCATTTATAAGGCATGGCAAACCAGCGATGACTTAGAGGTATTTTTTAAGTTCCACGGCGACGCCGAGGAGCCAATGACGGAAGACGAAGTGGCAAACGCGTTGCTTGGTCTTAAGCAAATGCACGACATGCGTTGCTGGCAACTCATGGACATGATGTGCAGGGTGTTTGAATTAAACCAATACTGTACCGATCCAGAACAGTTAGCAGTAAGAAACGCACTATTCGGCCATGTCGACGATATTATGAATGAAGTTAAACCAAAGAAGAAAGGAAGTAAAAAATGAGCAACGACTCAACAACCCCAGTAGTAGATGATTTTGTAGTGACCTTGGAGTTTGCAGTAAAGGAAGTTAATGCACTGCTAAACATCCTGAACACACCCAACCAGGTACCAGCAACGACCTTAGTGGCGTTTATTAACTTGATCCAGCAGCAGGCAGGCCCACAGGTGCAACAAGCCCAGGAGAGCTTAGCCGCGGTAGCAAAGGCACAAGATGAATCTAAAGCAACTGCTTAAGCACGCCGGCGTCAGCAACAACATCATCAAGGAAGTAGAGAAAAAGACAGCAAAAACCAGCGCCCAAATGGAGCAGGAGCACCAGGAAAAGGCGCTGGCTATGACCAAGATGATCCTCAATGACGCCCTGCGGTACCGCAAGGAGCACGGTGGCAACACCCCTCCCTCGGCGCCAAAGAAGACGATTATCGTCCCGGACGACATGTAGGGCGGATTCCAGAGCTTTTTTGTATTATTATATATAGAGGGGCTTATCGGGAGATACCCCCAGCTGTAAAGAAAGCAAAAGGCCGCCAGGGACGCCTTCATAGAACCCTGGCACTTCACACACAACACACAGGAGATTTACAATGAACCCATACGAATTGCGTTTCAGCATTTTAAACACAGCCAAAGAGTTTCTCGAGCAGCAGTACAAGGCCAACTTGCAGGCGTTTGACGCCATGGACAAGACAGCCAAAGACTTTGCATACTTGGCACCTAAGTTCCCAACCGTGGAAGAGGTAATCGAGAAAGCAGTAGAGATTAACAAATTTGTTAGCGACGCCAACGAGCGCGAGCTGACTAAAATTGTAAAGCGTGTCAACGGTATTGGCATCGCGTTTTAAGTTTTTGAGACTAGGCAAGGTGTGACCGGAGGCATCGGCACTTAATATCACCAGACCCACAGGTAACCAACCCCAAGATTGGGATCTCCTGCCTAGTATCAATCAGTTTGAAGATTGCCAACATAGAATCGGTCAGTCAGTGCAGGCAAGATGGGCAATGTAGTGGCCACCAACCCATTTCCGGCTGTTAAACCCGATGAGTTGAGTTGGGTAGCTCCCAGCAGCAGTCTTCAATCTAATTGGTAGATCCAATAACGAGCACTCGCGGAAGCCGCGTGACCTAATCTAAAGTCACTGAGGTTACGGCCCACCAAGAAACAGAAGGGCTACTTTAATTACAAGGAAATCCCATGGCAGCTAAACCAGGTTTATACGCAAACATTCACGCTAAACAAGAGCGCATCAAGGCCGGCAGCGGCGAGAAGATGCGCAAGCCTGGTGCCAAGGGCGCACCAACCAAGGACGCATTTGTGCAGTCCGCTAAGACAGCCAAACCCCCAAAGAAAAAATAATGGCAACTACAAAGAAAGCCCCATCTCTTGCAATTGGCCGTGGTGAAAAGCTACCGGCCTCCAAAGGCGCTGGCCTGACTGCCAAGGGTCGCGCTAAGTACAACGCAGCCACCGGATCAAACCTCAAGGCACCCCAGCCTGAAGGCGGCGCGCGTAAGGATTCATTCTGCGCTCGCATGAGTGGCGTCAAGGGTCCGATGAAGGACGAGAATGGTAAGCCAACAAGAAAAGCAGCAGCTCTAAAAAGGTGGAAGTGTGGCAGCTAAGAAATTTAAGTTTACCCCGGAAATGGCCAAGACTATTTTAGATCTTGGTATGCAGGGCGCATCCCAAAAATCCATGTATGCCGCAATCAATATCAGCAAGGCGACAGCAGCTAAGTTAAAGCAAGACGATCCATTCTTTGCTGAGACCATGGACATGGCCACCACGTACGGCCAGTCGTTTTGGGAGATGATGCTACTGGCAAACATCGACAACAAGGCCTTTAACAGCCGCGTGGCTGAGATTGCGCTCCGTGGTCAATACCCAGACGACTACAAGGACAACCGCGAGGTCAAGGCCACAGTAAAACAAGAGGTTACGATTGATTTTAATAAAGAGATAGGCGATTTGATTACCGCCCTAAAGACCTAACTATTTATTTTTGCAGTAAACCCCAAAAAAGCGAGTCTAAATGGCTCGCTTTTTGCATTATTATATATACGAAATGAAAAGCTAACCAGTCTAAAAAGGAAAATCAGTGACAGCCCATGCCCTCCTATCCGCATCCGGCAGCAAACGCTGGATGATGTGCACACCCAGCGCCAAATTAGAAGCAACCCTCCCAGAACAAAAACGTGGTGCCAACGCCTTTGACTTTAGCGCCGAAGGAACCCTGGCTCACGCCCTGGCAGAAATTAAACTACGACTTCAATTTAACCAAATAGGACATGACGAATATGACAGAGAACTTGAGCTCATCAGACTCCACCCAATACACCAAAATTATACAGACGCAGAACGAGAGGATTTCGAGGCTCATGTTGATAGCTACGTCACCTATGTACGTAGTC